CCGTTCTATTAAAAAATACTAGTCCTTTGAAACTATAATAGCAGAAGGAAACTTGTTGGATAGGTAGTTATCGTGAACAGGTAGTCTGGGGTAATGTTAGCCCAGGTGGGGAGTACTAAATATAAGGCGTATAAAACCCTAGCTTAAGAAACTAGGTTGCAGCCACTGGAAATCTCCTCTACTAAAATTTAAGATTAATAAAGTAAGAAGAAGGGGTTCGTTGTGAAACGCGCCCCTTTTTTAAATATACAATATGGTAGACTTCAATAAGAAGATAGTAAATAGTAATAAGTTCAGATAGCCTGCTCTTACATATATTAGAACAGGTCAATACTGCCCACACCCTAAAGGTACGGCAGAATACATGCGTTTCTGGACGGAGGAAAAGGAACGTTGTATTAATGGTTATACAGCGGATGATGGAGATTTCATTAGTGGATATAACTATTTTTATTTAAATTATTGTCCCATTAATCGTACTGTAAATAGTATAGTAAATGGAGAAGTAGTATCAGAATAGTTAGTTACATTTCCTGATTTCTGGGACTATGATTATTACTATTTTAATGCTGTAAATGAAGCTCATAAACAGGGCAAACATTTATGTGTACTTAAGTCTAGACGTAAAGGTTACTCCTATAAAGGAGCAGCTATGTTATGTCGTAATTACTATCTTATACCTAACTCTAAATCATATGTGTATGCTTCAAATAAACAATATTTAACAGATGATGGTATCCTTACTAAAGCTTGGGACTACTTAGACTTTATAGATGAACATACTGCATGGGGTAAGAAAAGAGCTGTAAATACTCAGTTACGTAAACGTGCTGCAGTAAGTATGAAGGATGAATACGGTAATCAAATAGAAGTAGGTTATAAATCTGAAATTATTGGGGTTACTTTGAAAGACAATCCTGATGTAGTACGTGGTAAGAAAGCTAACCTTATTCTATTTGAAGAAGCTGGTTCATTTAAAGAATTAGGTGCAGCATGGCAAATTGCTAGACCCTCTGTAGAGAATGACGGTAGAGCATTTGCTACTATGATAGCATTTGGTACTGGTGGGGATGAAGATTCTAACTTCTTTACTCTTAAAGACATGTTTTATAAGCCTAAAGGTTATAACTGTTTAGAGCTTGATAACATATGGGATGAGAATGTAGGAGATACTAAATGTGGTTTCTTCATACCTTAGTATACAAACATGGACATACGAGATGAATAGGGGAATCGTATGTATATGGATAATGATGGTAATACTATAAGACATAAAGCTTTAGAATATGTATTACAACAGCGTAAAGACGTAATAGAGAATGCTACTAGTTCTGTAGCAGTAGACCGTTATGTGGCAGAACGTTGTATTACTCCAGCTGAAGCATGCCTAGAATTTAATGGTAATATATTCCCTAAGAAAGAGCTACAAGAACAACTAGCTAAAATACGTACAAATAAGAAATTATCAAATCACAAATAGATAGGTGATTTAGTATGGGAATCAGATGGTAGTCTTAAATGGGTAATAAAAAAACAAGGTGATATTACTCATTATCCTCTATCCAAAGAGGATGATCCTACTGGTTCTATAGTTATATGGGAACATCCTGTAAAGGATGCTCCTATTGGTTTATATATACTTGGGGTAGACCCTTATGATCATGATCAATCTGGTACTAATTCATTAGGTTCTACTTTTGTATATAAGAGATTTTAGAATTTTGAAAACTACTATGATATAATAGTAGCTGAGTATACAGGAAGGCCTGCTACAGCAGAGGAATATTATGAAAATTTACGTAAACTCGCAGTTTATTACAATGGCAGAATTATGTATGAAAATGAGCGTAAAGGTTTGTTTCCATACTTTACTGCTAAGCATTGTGACTATCTTTTGGCTGATTAGCCAGACATTATATCTGATATCATCAGCAATTCTAAAGTGCAACGAAAGAAAGGTTGCCACATGAATAAACAAATTAAACAATGGGGTGAAGGACTCATCAAAGATTGGTTAAATGATGAGAAATCTCCAGGGCATAAAAACCTACACGATATATTATCAGAACCGCTATTAGAAGAGCTTATAGGTTATAATGATATAGGTAACTTTGACCGTGTGATGGCGTTGATGCAGGTAATGATTTATCGTGAACAACTATATAATGTAGTTGTAAAAGAGAAGAAGAAAACTAATAGAGAGAGATTATTATTCGACGGCCCTCTCTTTACTTATAGTAGCTGGAGTTATGACGATAACTTCAGTCAAGTCGATGACGATGTATATACATTTAATTAACAGAATATGATAAGTAGAAATATTGGTTCATTTCCTGTGCAAAAACTTCCTATGTCTAAAAAGACTAAAGATTGGAAAGAGGCCTGCGTTGACTATATAATAGGTAAGTCAGGCTTTAATAGTGGAGGTGGTAGAAATGGGCGTACTAGATATGAGGAGATGTAGACTTACTATGATCTATACAATAGTATCTATAATGAGAAAGATCTTTTGTACGTTACAAATCCTTTTAAATAGAAAGATGGATTCCCTGCTACAGCATAGGATTATAACATAATTAAACCTAAAATAGACTTACTATTAGGCGAAGAAACGAAAAGACCATTTAATTTTAGAGTAGTACGTACTAGTGATATAGCTACTAGTGAAGTACAAGATACTGCTAAACAAATGCTGGAAGATTATGTAATGGCTACTATTATGAGTCAATTAGGTCCTGAAGAGGCTTAGAGATATCAACAAGCATTATAGAATGGTGAAATATTACCTCCAGAAAAGATATAGAAATATCTAAGTAAGGATTATAAGGACATAGCAGAAGTAACAGCATACCATAGTCTCAACTATCTTAAGAATAAACTTAATGTAGTTCATGAGTTTTATAAAGGTTGGAAGGATGCATTGATAGCTGGAGAAGAAATATACTATGTTGGTATTATAAATGGTAATCCTTATTTAGAACGAGTTAATCCTCTTTACTTTAGTTATGACTAGAGTGCAGACTTAGAATTCATTCATGACTCTGATTGGTGCTGCCGTAAGATGATTATGTCAGCTACAGAAATTTATGATAGATTCTATGATAAGATGACAGAAAAGCAATTAAATGAATTGCTTGAAACGGTAGATGATGTAAGCAGGGGAGGTATTAATCCTGAAGTACGTAAGACATCTATGGATTACCCTCACTTAAAGACAAGAACTATTAATGGGTTAACTTCAAATCCATTTGAAGGATCTGATAACATTAATGTTTGGCATTGCTGTTGGAAGTCATTTAAGAAAATAGGTTTCGTTACTTATCAAGATCCTAATACTGGAGAAATTGATGAGTTACAAGTAGACGAGTCCTACAAGGTTACTGGTATGGAGTTGAACGTTGAATGGACTTGGATTATAGAGGTATGGGAAGGTTATAGAGTTGGAGAAGACTTATATATAGGTATACAGCCACTAGAATACCAACACATATCTGCTGATAATCTTAATTCTCAAAAATTACCTTATACAGGAGTTGTATATAATAACACTAATAGTGCTCCTAGATCTTTGGTAAGTATGATGAAACCATTGCAGTATATGTATATTGTACTGTGGTACAGACTAGAACTTGCTATGGCTAGAGATAAAGGTAAAGTACCCGTTATTGACGTTACTTAGATACCTAAATCTATGGGTATAGATGTGAATAAATGGATGCATTATCTAGGAGCTCTTGGTGTAGCATTTATTAACCCATATGAAGAAGGATGGGATATACCTGGTAGAGAAGGCGGTAAGCCATCTCAGTTCAATCAATTTACTTCATTAGATCTTACTATGGCTAATACTATTGATTAGTACATTAATCTTATGGATAAGATTGAAGCTATGGTATCAGAAATATCAGGAGTAAGTAAATAGCGTGAAGGTTCTGTTGCATCTAATGAATTAGTAGGTAATGTAGAGAGATCTATAGTATAGTCAGCTCATATTACTGAACCTTGGTTCTGGGTTCATAATCAAGTAAAGAAAGAAGCTCTTACTATGTTATTAGATACTTCCAAAGTAGCATGGAAAGATAATAAAAGATGCTTACATTATATCCTTGATGATGCTACTAGAGCATTTATAACTCTTTCTGATGAGTTCTTCTATGAAGACATGGATATATTCATTGATGATACTACTAAGAATCAACAACAAGTAGAAGCTCTTAAACAACTTATGCAACCTGCTATGCAGAACGGTGCTAGTTTACTTGATATAGCTGAAATCATTACTATGGATAATATTAGTATGATTAAGTCTAGATTAGAAGAGATTGAACAGAAACGTATGGAGCAGCAACAAGCTATGGAACAAGCTCAAGCAGAACGTGAACAGCAAGCTATTCAAATGCAAAATGAGATTAAGGAAGAAGAGCTTATGATTAAAGAAGCAGAAATGGATCTTGAGAAATATAAGATAGATCAGGATAATGCTACTAAGATTACTGTAGCTCAACTTAATGCTTATAGAGGTGCTGAGAATATGGATCAAGATGGTAATGGAATTCCAGATCCAGTAGAGATAGCCCAGCAAGCTTTAGCTGAACGTAAGCAAGCATCTGATGAAGCTTCTAAACAATTTGAATTCAATGCTAAGATTAGAGAGCAAAAGATGAAGAAAGAGATAGAAGATAAGAAAAATCAGCTTGAAAGGGAAAGAATGGATCACGAAATGAAGTTACAAGCAGCCAAAGACAAGGCAGCAATGGAGAGAGAAAGATTAAAAGCCAAAACTGCGATTAAGAATAAAGTAACAGGAGAGAAATAATTATGAATTGGTTTAAAGAAACATGGTGGATAATTAAATAGCTATTCACTAAAGTAAAAGCAGATAAAGTAGAATATAAACATATGGATCACTATCCATTTAGTGGTTATTCTGCAATGAGCTGGTGTGGTTACTTGTTAAGTAGAAAACCTGAATCTCAGATTAAGCCTACTACTTGGAATCATGAAAATATTCATCTTTATGAAGCTAAAGATAAGAAGAGATGGATAAGTTATTATTGGTCTTATGTATGGGAATGGATTAAAGGTAACCCTATAATCTATCCCGCATCTAGTGCTTACTATACTATTCCTTATGAGATGGAAGCTTATGCTAATGACGATAACTTTGATTATCTGAAAACACGTAAGCCTGAGGATCTTGATAAGTACAAGATTAAAGACAGAAAGAAGACTTATAAGGCTAATAAGAAGAATTGGAAACAGTATCTTAAAACAATTAAATAATAGGAGGAATTAATTATGGCTTGCAAGGGCGGAAAGAAATCCAAAGGTGGAAAAGGTGGAAAGAAATAATTGAAAGATTATGGATAGACAAGCATTTAAATAGAGAATGCAGAACCTAAAGTCTTACCGGGAAAATAATCCCGGTAAAGGCTATTGGGATTGGAAAGTAGAAGCATTTGCAGATGGCGGTGAGGTAGGTGATCCTGAGAAGGAAAGATTCTATCAAGCTACAGGTAGAAGTAGTAGTGGTAGACCTCTAGAAGAAGGTTTAAAACCTGTGTTCAGTCTTGAAGATGCTGCTAATATGACTCCTATTGGTGATGCTATATCGGCTAAAGACGCTTATGATGCAGTAAAGAATAGAGATTGGTTAGGTGCTGGATTGGCTGCTTCAGCTATGATTCCTTTTATACCTAATGTATATAGATCTCTTAAAAGCAAAATTTCAAGGGAGGTCCCTACTGTTACTAGAAGTTTTCAAAGATAGGTGGACGCTAATGATCTTAGACGAGATTTAGAAAATAATAATAGAAGACGAGTATTAGAAGAATATTCTGATTAGCGTAATAGAACATATGAATTATTAAATACTCCAGAAGCTAGAAGGAGAGCATAGATTATCGATAGAAAATATGGTACTGAATATAACAAAGTATATGATGATTTAACTAAAGAATATGAAGATATAAATAGTTATGTTAACTTGCCCGAACCTAATTTCGTATCAAATAAAAAAGATTATGCTAACATTGATCCATCTAAAAGTAAAACTATAAATCTGTCTACAGATAATATTAAAACTGCAGAAGATTATCCTAAAGGATTAATAAGACATGAAATAGGTCATTATGTAGATGAGAAAGCTTATCCTGGAGGAGTACCAAATAATGCGTACTTGAGATAGTTAGGTAAACCAAGTAAGTACAGGTCGTTCTCTGAAGTGGAGCATATGTTTCCAGATAAAGACAGAGCTAAAAGTGTATACGAATATTTGCGTAAGCCTACTGAAAAGAAAAGTATTATGAACTAGTTTGATGAGTATTTGATGAATACCTTAACTCCTAGTACTTATCCTACCAATACTAAATAGTTTAGATAGGTTATAGAATCAGCTCCTGATTTATATAACAACATGAAAATGTTATTGAAAATACACACTAAACCAAGTGTATTATATAAAGATTTTCTAGCTAGACCTTTAGTAAATAAGATAAATAAAAACAAGAATCAAGAGATTGTTTAATGGTTATGACAATAATACCACAGTATCCAATACCGAGTTATAAAGACGGAGGGATACATATAAAGAAGAAGAATAGAGGTAAGTTTAATGCTTTGAAGAAGAGAACAGGTAAAAGTACAGAAGAACTTACTCATAGTAAAAATCCATTAACACGTAAAAGAGCGATCTTTGCTTAGAATGCGAAAAAATGGAAACATAAAGGAAGAAAAAAATAAATCTAATTATATATAATTATGGAAGCAAAGAACACATTGAATGGTTTTGAGGCTATATTAGATACCTTAAACCCTCATGTAGGTACTAAGACTAAAACAGAAGATAACGATACTGACGTAATTGATGCAGCAGCAGAAGAATTAACAGACGAAGAGTTAGAGGCGTTACGTAATCCTAAACCTAAGAAAACTACTAAAGTAGAAGATGATGGGCTCGAAGATGAAGATAATGAAGAGGAAGATGAAGATGTTACATCTAAACCTAAAAAAACTACTAAAACTCAAAAGAAATCCAAATCTGAAAATACAGAAACTAATGAAGATGAGGATGAGGGTGGGGAACAAGAATCTAATAGTGATAATACCGATGGTGGAAATGATACAAGCGATGAAGAAATAATCGTAGGATTCTTTGATTCATTAGCTTCACAATTAGGATGGGATGATGTAGAAGATGATGAAAAGCCTAGAACTGCTGAAGATCTGATTGATTACTTTAAGGAAGTAATAGAAGAAAATTCTACTCCTCAGTATGCTAGTGAGGAAGTAGAAAAGCTTGATAAATTTGTTCATAATGGAGGTAAGCTTAAAGATTATTTTAGTATTGATGCTGATCTTGATATTGACAATATCGAGATAGAAGATGATGAAGTAAATCAAAAACTAGTTATTAAAGAATTTCTAAAAGAGAAAGGCTTTACTTCAAAACAAATTGAAAAGAAACTTAACAAATATGAAGAAGCTGGCTTACTGGAGGATGAGGCTACAGATGCTTTAGAGGCTCTTAGAGACATTAAAGTTGCACGTAAAGAAGAGCTATTAGCCAACCAGGAAAAATAGGCTAGAGAGGCTGAAAAGCAACAACGTGACTTCTTTAATAACGTTGTCACAGAAATAAAAGGCATGGATAGTATCTATGGAATTGATATTCCTGAGAAGGATAAGAAAGCCCTGTTGGAATACATATTCAAACCGGATGCAGATGGCATTACTAGATACTAGAAAGATTATGCTAAAAGCCTTAAGAATTTAATCACTTCTGCTTACTTTACAATGAAAGGTGATACCTTAATTGATATAGCTAAGAAGAAAGGTAAAAAAGATGCTATTGATAATTTCAAGAATACACTATCTAGAAATAATGGAGTA